AACATTACAGATCATTATCCGTAATGGGCGTAGGAACTTCCTTGTTGTACACAATCAGATCATTAACAGTGATCTTTAGCATACTCGTACTACGGTCTGGTGCGCCTACGGGCTTACGCTTTGGTATATAGTACGTCATCAACACAGATGCTTTTGAGCCATTGCCCACTGCATCATTGATGATAGAGCCATCTGTGCGTACTGGTACTATAGGGTGTATAGACTTAGGCACAATGAAACGTCCCTTGTCTGGTTTATCTTCCCTGAAACGAGCAACTAATCCTAAGCTCTCTATCTTCTCTACGTTCTCTGGTGATAGGTTAACTAAGTCAACCTGATACTTACCAGACATATCATTAGTGGTGTTGAAACAGCACCATTGTAGTTCTACGTTGTCTAACCGTACTATTGGATTACCCATCTTAATCTCCTCTGCCCATCAGGGCATTTATGTTTCATGGTTGGAACTGTTTAATAATAAAGCTGTTCTTAGTACTTGTCAACTTTGTAATAACCCTGTATCACTAACGATGCTGCGATTAACACATTATGCTCTTGAATAGCTATTTGCGTACTTGAGGCATAACATACTAATTCTTCTCTCAATCTCTTCATCTCTTTAGCTACAACTCTGTCTATCTGCTCTGGTGTTAGTTCAATCTTCATGCTTGCTCCTAGTGAGTGTCTGCCCATGACTGGCCTACTTTGTACTCTCCATCTAAGGGGCATCTCATCTTGTAATACTCCCCTGCTTCCTTAATGGCTAATACTCCCATCTCTCCTACGCGCTCTGCGTCCTGCTCTGCGCACTCTAGCTGCCACTCATCGTGAACATTAACCACGAACTTAGCATCCATCTTTGCCTCTCTAATCTTCAAGTAGAGAATAACCAGAGCCTTCTTCATCACTATAGCACCTGCTCCCTGCAAGAGGGTGTTCAATGCTGAATGCTGTGATCTGATATTAAGCATACGACCATCTAAGCCCTTAATGAATCCTCTGGCTGCTAGCTGATCAACTTTGTTCTTCAATGCTTGTAGGGCTGGTGTTGACTTCATAAACGAGTTAATCAGCTTACCACCTTCGGCAGCACCTCCTCCTACGATCTCCCCTATCTTACCTGCGCCTGCTCCGTAGAGAAAGGCATAGATAAAGGTCTTAGCTTGATCTCTGGTGCTTAGTCCTGCACTGAGCTGATTCCTCGTGTGTACATCTGTCCCTAGCTTGCTTGAGCCTTCTACTACTGCTTTGGTGTAGTCTGCATCCTTCATATAGTGTGCAAGCATTCTCAGCTCTAACGAACTAGCGTCTATACCCACTAGCTTCTTACCAAATTCTGCGTGGAATAAGCCCCTGCACTCAGTCCCCATATAGCCACCACAGCTAGGCACTTGTGCCATGTTAGGGGCTTGGTGCGTCATCCTTCCAGTTACAGCCCCGTTAGTGATTACCCTGCCATGTATCCGGCCTGTGGGTTGAACGTACTTATGCCACTGTGCTATCTGGCTACTTCGCTTCTGAATAGTCAGGAACTCCTCTAGCAGTCTGGCTTCTTCACAGTCTATACCCGCTAAAGTCTCCTCATCCATCTTGTACCTACCTCCCGGGGTCCTCTTAGAGAGTTTAGCTCCGTGCCCTGCCTCGCACAGCTTCTCAGCTATCTGCACCCGCGAGCCTATGTTAAAGGCTTCCTCGTACGGCTTGAGTGCCTTCCTTGTAGCTACAGAGTACGCCTGCACCTCTCTGGCTGGGAATCTGGTAGCAAAGTAGCTCTCCAGCTCCTGTATCCTTGCAGCGCACTTATCTGCTAAGGCTATCCCCTTAACAATGTCATAACAGAAGCCATGCCTCTGCTGTTGTTCTATAACTACTGCTACCTGCCTCTCTAGCTCCCTGCATTCTACTGAGAAGTCTTTAGAGTCTAATTCTCTGATAAGCCTCTTATGCAATGCCCTAGTAACTCTAATGTCCTGTTTACAGTAGGCAGCCATCTCCTCAGAGTAACCAGAGTCATAGTCTGTAAAGTCTCCTTTAGGCATCAAGAGCCGCACACCCCAAGCAGCCAAAGAATGACCACCATCAATGGAAGGGTCTGCTAGGCGTGATAACACTAAAGTGTCTACCATCTTCTTAGTAGGTACTTGCACACCCCAGACTCTCTCTATAACGGGCGCATCAAAGCCTATGATGTTATGCCCTACTATAAAACTAGCATCTGCTATAAGCCCCTGCACTTCATGTGGGCTTGTTGTGATTAAAGGCTCTGCATCATCAACTGCATAACCAGCACACCACACTTCACTGTGTGCTAGATTAGTCTCTATGTCTAGGTATAGGATTGGCATTAGTCCTCGCCCGGATCGTCTAACTCTGTATCTCCTGAGTGATCTTCTTCCCTGTATTCCACTACCTTTAAGTCGTCCCGCTCTACTACCGCAAAAGCACCTCTTATATGCTCAAAGCATTTGTCGCACAAATCAACAAACTCTAGCGACTCAGCACCTTTCCTTGTAGCTTCAAAGCTACTCAGGCAGCAATTGCAGGCGAGACAGCGCATACTTTCTCCTTAGTATCTGCGTACAAACGGCTTGCTAAGTACCAGACTTCTGATTTAACTGTCTTATCTACCCCCTTCAGCTTTACTTTAATCTCCTCTCCTGTGTAGTCTGTAGTCTTCCAAGTGTCTAGTACAACACTGGCGGCCTCTGTTACGTCATACTTATCTAAATGTATAATAACTTTCATTGTCAGTCTCCTAGTTGAAAGGATTAGTACCATACTGCCCGTATACAACACCTGCTTTAGTACATCGTGCGCTCAGGCCAGCTTCTAATGGTGTAGCACAGTAGCGCACTGCACCATACTCGCCCTTCCTGTGCCTATCAAAGTTGTTCTCTGTGCTGAACACTAGGCCGCATAAGCTACATTGACACTTCTTAGTCTTAGCTGTCAAGTGCGCTTCAGGGCGTGTAGAGTTATCGTATGTAGGATGTATCATCGTAGTTTCTCCAAGTCCTTTCTGCGTAACCAGCTCTTAAACCTACCCTCCACCTCTGCTCTAGAGTACCCATAGAACACCAGTGTATCATTCTCGCCTTCACTGACTAGCTTCCAAAAGCCTGCCTTAATCTCAATTACTGTCACTGTAGCCTCCTGCTTTAACGTAGCCTGAGTCAACTAACGCATCATGTATGTCCTGCTCCCAATCGACCAATGTATGCCGAAAGAACTCAAACAGGGCATTGTCTATGTACTCGCGGAACAGGCTTGGATCAGCGTATATCTTAGCTATAGTCTCTTTACCCATGTAGCAATCTGTTGCTGCCTGCGCCCAGTCTGAATTCTCTTTCATCCACTTAATGATAGCCTTTGGATAACGCTCTAGCTGAAATGCTACTGCTTCTTCGTCACAGGCTTCCCAAGCGCGGGCGTTCTCGTATGCAATGCCGCTAGCTTCCTCGTCAAGGAACTTCCTTGCTTTCACCCGTAAAGACTCTCTTGCTGCTTTTCTGATCTCATTCATTTCACCACCTCTTTATAATTTAAGTATCCAATCCTTAGCCAATTGAATCCATAGACAAACGCTAACGCTACTATACCCCACTGCTCATTCAAGTATGCTGTTAGTAACCAGAAAGGCTCACCCGCAAGCCCTATGATTGCCGCCCACATCCGCACTCTTGGTTCTTGGCTTGCCATCAGCCATAGGCAACTGCATCCGGTGCAAGCTATCACTGTCTGCGCAACTGTGTCAATACTCATAGTGTGTCCTCCAACTCAGTCAATCTCCCACTAGCTCTATCATATATTAAAGAACAAGCTACGCCTGTCTCTCCAGTTGCTCTAGACTTTAAGACTCTCAGCTTGATGGTGTTCCTCTCGCTTGGGTCTTCTGCTTGGCTGTTGCGCTCTCCTGCGATAACTACATCACTAAGCTGCGCTATACTGCCAGAGCCTCGTAACAGTCCTAAGTGTACTGGTGCGCCTAGCTCTAACGGTTTACCGTCAGGCCGTGTTAAGTGGCTAACAATGTGTAACGAGCAGTTGGTTTGTTGTACAACTTCCGTCCTCAATCTTGTCATTAATTCATCAATAGTCTGTCGTTCATTAGTCGTAGCGTCACCTGATACTACTATTGATATGTGATCTAAGACTAACAGACTTGAACCCATTGCTTTAGCCATGTAGCGTAAACGCGAGATTACGTTATCAATCTGCGAGCTGCCCCAGTGTTCCCAGAACTGTACTCTGTTGCCGAGCCCTAACTTAAGATAAGCATCGTCTACTTCTTCGCCTGTGTAGTCTATGCCGTCTAAGTGTATAGGCTTATTCATATGAAGCCCGGCTATGCCCCTCATCGTGCGCTCTGGTGTTTCTTCTAAGAATGCAAGCCCCACGCTCTCATCTGTGCTTTGTAAGGTGTTTACAACTATTTCTCTTAGCATACTCGACTTGCCTATGCCAGAGCCTGCACACCATGTCACTAGCTCCGCTGGTCGTATGCCGCGCAACATTCTATTAAGCCCTCTCCAAGGATAGAACAGCTTTGGGGGTTGTACAGGAGTCTTTAACGCCTCTCTCAGAGACTCACCCGATACTATCCCGTCTGGGGTGTATCGTTCTGCTCTCCACCACGCATTAACAAAGTCTGCTGCTTTGCCTAGCTTGTAATAGTCACAAGCATCTTTAGCACCCGCTATGTGCTTCATAATCTTAGACTTGCCCCCAAAGAGCTGCGCTACTTCCTTAGCCGCTTTGTGTCCTGCTTCGTCAGCATCAAAACAGATAACGATAGTCTCAAAGCTCTCTAGCCATTCGTAATGCGTCTTACAGTTAGTCAATGCTGCGCTTGCGCCATTCTTGATGCTCACTACAGGGTACTTACTGCCTGTCAACTGATAAGCCGCCATCGCATCTTCTTCGCCTTCAGTAATAGTGACGAACTTGCCGCCTGCGGGGAATAACTGTTGTCCGTACAGAAAGGCGTGTTTCTCGTCACCACTCCAAGGGAACATCTTACCAGCCAATCGAGTTTTAATTGCCACTGGCTGCGCTGGTGACTGCTTAGAGTAGTAGCCATAATGTGTCTTGTCTGCTCCGTGCGCACACCTATACAGCCTTGCAGTCTCTGCTGTAATGCCCCTTGCCGCATTGCCTGCAAAGTCGCTAGTAGCAAGCGCATGAGCCACGTCCACGAATGAGGGGCGCGTCTTAACGCTTGCTGTTTCATCCGGCACTGGTTGATCTTTAAATGTCTTTTCACACACAAAGCACCACACAGAGCCTGAGTCGTCTAAGCTCGCTCCATCACTGCTCCTGCAACCCACTTTGTCCGGACATGGTATATGATTTTTAACTAGCATCTAGTGCCTCCTGTAGTATTAATAAGAGCCTGTCTAAACGCACCAGTTCATCATCTAACATCCTAAGATACTGTGCGCCCCCTTCTACCTGCCTGAATGTCTTATCACCCTCTAATGCCAACTGAGAGCGTATCAATCGCGCCCTTGCAGTCTCTAATAATATCTTATCTTGCATATGCCACCTCCAGCTCTTTGATCTCTGCCACCAATATATCAAGCTCGTCAATGTCAACGCCATACGCATCAGCTGCATGGTACGGAATCATAGCTTGGCGTATGACCGCCTGTGCTGCCGAGTATAACAGCATATCGTCTTTGTCCCACCTGCCGAACACTTGTTCAATCATCGTACACCTCTATTAATTATGGTTTCTTATCGTTTCCCTATACCCGTATAGTATACGCCTAGGCTCTTGACACTGTATATGTATATTATTACAATCACTATAGAGCAAACAGCGACTTACCCGTAAACAACACTTATTGATAAACACTTATACACTAAAGCACCAGAAAAGTCGTTAGCGATACAACACAAGTGTTATATTATATGGTGTATAACGCTGGCGACTCTTCAGTATAGCTATACATACCACCCCTACTCAGTCTCTCTAGTACGTCTTAAAGCGTAGAATAAGCGCATCTTTTCCTTGTTAGCTATCTTTTCTGCTTCTGCTTGTGTTAACCCCTTATCTATCCACTCCCTATACACTTCACGCTGTCGCGCATTCACTGCCTCACGCTGTGATTCATCTAATGCCCATGTTTTACGGATTGCTGGTTTCGCTATCGTCAAAGTAGGGACAAAAGTACCAACTTTCATTGATACCCTCACGCCCTCTTGAGTTTGACCCTCATTGACACAATAGAGCTGCTGTGCATACTGACACGATGGCAACACTTCTATAATCCCGCCCTTCTTCTGCCATTGCGCCACTTCTAGTGCTAGTGCCGCGCTTAGGTCTTGCTTGATCTGTGATCTACTGTTTTGCATAGTGTACGCCTCTTTCTGTCATATCCCACATACGGGCTTTGTTGTTCCACTCGCCCACATAGACTGGTTTGCCATTAGCTACCTGTTCCGCTTCGGCAAGTGTCGCATACTTGGACCACTGCGCACCTGTAAAGTAGTGCTTCACTTGCGGCTTGTGTATGTGCTTGACTGACATAGGTTTTATTAGTTTATCATTCATTATTCCACCTTTAAGATTTATTAAACTCGTTTATTACAACATTAGCACCCGCGTTAAATGCGTTTGACATAATCTCGCGCATGGCGGCCCGCATATCATCCAGCGATTTTTGCATCGTGTAATATTTCAGGGATGAACCACTTGCTTTCAGTATGTTATCTATAGCTTGATCTACTCTATCGTATGATTTCATTATTGCACCTTTTTACTTACATATTTAAATACTAACATATTTATATCCTCTTAATTGATTGATTGCTTAAATATTTAATAAACGGATTACCTTAGCCATACTTGCACCATGTGCGGGATAGGCAATTACAGGTACACTTTTATCCCAACAAGCACGACAAGCACCACACTTACCTACTCTTTCATATGCGCGACATACGCTAACGATAGCAGTGTCGTCAATTGCATATGGCGTAATTGTGCTTGTGTTAGTACCGGGTATTGTTTCGCCAGTTACGCTATCGCTAGAATACCGAACCACGACATTATGTAGAGCTTCCATTGCTTCAAACACTGGCAAAAATTTTGGGAATTTATGCATTCTGGTAGGTAGCCAATGCTTTACCCATGTAGTTTGCTGCATTACTTCCAGTATCTTTTTTGCCAGCCTGAGATCATAAACATCGCCACTGTCGAACCAGCGAAAGTAACGATCATTGTCTAACTCTCGAACCATGTCAGATACCCACAATTCACGCTTCCAGTCTACTTGATTAGATAGTCTCGAAGATTTCACATTGGGATATTGGTAATTGCCTGTAGTCGCGTAACAACCTTTGCAGGCGTCTACAAGCGTACCGTCAGCCTTCTTGCTTGCAGGACAAGTATCTAGTGCTTGCAATGACCACGACTTGCAGGGCATCTTGCTTGCTTTTGATAGTTTGATCATATTATTACCCGATTAGCCCGATTATTGTTATTGATACCATAGTTGTTAGGCACAGTACCAAAAAAGTTAATTGCACTACCCATATAAACGCTTTATATGCTTTTCTCTCTTTCTGTATTCTAGTTAACATTGTCTTACCCTCTGTTGTAGTGAATTGGTCTTTCATAATGTCCGTCAGTAAACCTATGGACGCTTAAATAGTGACCATGTTTAGTGCCGTCTTGATATGTTATGCCGTATGTTTCACCGTAGGCAAGCGGGTGCATATCCCACATATGCGCAATATTCTCCGCTTCTAATGCCTCTGATAGTGTGGGGAATCGGTTCTGTTTATATTGCATTGTCGTATCCTCTGTTGGTTAGTTAGTACAACGACTAAGTTACTCTCTTTTATATTAGATGCAACACTATTTTATAAATACTTTAATGTTCCTTATTTGATGCACAATATGATTATGTAGGTAGTCAGATAGGTAAAACATAGGCAATAAAGAAGTGTTGCGGACTTGGCATGGATATTGCATGGGACTATAGCGTACCAATATAGCCATTCATGCACCAAAACAGTGCATTACTCCCATGATCTATTACGCACCAACTTAGTGCACTCCTCGCACCAATCTAGTGCGCTCCTAACCTGCACCAATATAGTGCATAGTAGTGCACCATTGTGGTGCGTAATGGGTCTGTTACTGTTGGTAACACTGGCGGTAACACTGGTAACACCCTAGGTAACACTATAGATAGGGGGGTCGATAGAGGGGACGGGGGAGGGGGAGACAGAGGAGTTATTGTTAAAGTACCAACCTAGATACAAAATAGGGTCAAAGTAGACTTAATAGCAGTAGTAATAAGTAACAAGGTAGTCTATTGAGATAGATGGTATGTAGTTGATTACATTAGATAAAGAAAGCAGGGGGGCAGCGGAGATTGATAATCTGTTTAACTCCGCAGAAAGGAGACAGCGAAGCGACCCACGTTGTATAAGAGACTTCTCTATATTACACATCATATAATAGATCAATTAAGAATATCTTATACAATTGATTGACTTCTATTCTGAAATATGATATAATATACACTATAATGTAAAGATACGCTGATGGCTTATCAGGTGCTTCAGTAACTAAGTAACTTAATGATTAATACAATAAGTGATTAATTGGTTAAGGCGACCGAGTGTACACCCTACCGGGTAGGAACTGAACACTAAATTGACTATATTGATATAAGGCGATCTATGTCCGAAGTTATGCCTGTGCATCCCGAAGGGAATGCTGTTAAGAGAGGAAGACCTAAGAAGTCAGCTATTATAGCTAAGACACCAGGTAAGCTGGTGAAGCTAGGTAGACCTCCTGGAGAGGCAGCTGCAATGGCTGAGTTCAAAGCTAGGCTGATGACATCGCCTAAGTCGCATAAGGTGATAGAAGCTATCTTTAATGCAGCAGTAGATGATAACCATAAGAACCAAGCAGCAGCATGGAAGCTATTACTAGACAGGATGATACCTATAAGTAGCATGGAAGCAGCCGCTGCTGGTGGTAAGAGTGCCATTACTATTAACATATCAGGACTTGGTGCGACTGTCTCTGCGCCTTTACAGGATGCTTTAGATGGCGACTTCGACAACGAAGAAACAGACAGCGAAGAAGAGGATAGTACGTCCTAAAGCATTAGAGTGGATGGATAGAGGATTATCTGTAGCACCTATCCAGTATGCACTATGTACATCGCAGAAGGCATTTGATAAAGAACTAAAGAGATTAAATGAAACACCTACTCCTTACCTATTAGATGGAGCTTTAGGGGCAACCCACTTCTTCAATATGGGTGAACCCTTAACACAGATTATCATTGTGTGTGTACCACTTGATCCGAATACTACCGCTAGAGAGATGTACACAGTATTAATACATGAAGCGGTACACGTATGGCAAGAGATACAAACAGTAATTGGTGAAGAAAAGCCCGGTAAAGAACAAGAAGCGTACGGCATAGAAACTATAGCGTACCGCCTGATGGCTGCTTATGACAGGATGTGTAAATGACCTTTTCTCCTAGAGAGAACCAAGATGCAGTATTAAAGCATCTAAAGAAAGAAGCCCTATTAGCCGATAACCTAATTATAGCTATAATGGCTAATATAGCCATAGAGACTGGTTATACATACGATTACAAGACCCAACAGAAAGGACAGCGTTCTGATCCTGCTTATGGGTTGTTCCAGTTAGACCCCCGTGGTGGCCTGTACGATTTGTACATAGACTACCTCGAATACGCCAAGAGTGAAGATTCTGCCGAATCCCAACTAAATATGATGGTGGATATACTCTTGAGGCAGTGGGATAAGGGGGTCGCCCATGTTGGTCACGGAAATGTTACTAAGGTGCTTGCTGCTGCCGAAAAGAGTGCAGAGGAGGCGACTAGGGCTTTCTGTGACCACGTTCTACGTCCCGGTAAGCCACATATGGATAGACGGCTTGCCGCAATAGCCTCTGTAGCAGTAGGGATTAAAGTTTGACATCGTTAAATGTATCGCTGTTAAACTGGCAAAAGGAAGTATGGGCAGACCCTTCTAGGTTTCAAGTCATTGCTGCTGGAAGGCGTACAGGTAAGTCTAGACTGGCTGCTTGGAAGCTCATAGTTAAAGCCCTACAAGCCACTAGCGGTACAGTGTTCTATGTCAGTCCTACACAAGGGCAGGCTAGAGACATTATGTGGAAGCTACTCCTAGAGCTTGGCGCACCTGTAATTAAGAACTCCCATGTTAACAACCTTGAGATTACTTTAGTCAATGGTATAACCATACGCTTAAAGGGTGCTGACAGACCAGAGACTATGAGGGGTGTGTCTCTCTTTTACTTGGTGTTAGACGAGTATGCAGACATTAGACCAGACGTATGGGAACAGATACTACGTCCTGCTCTAGCTGACTTAAAAGGGGAAGCTATGTTCATTGGGACTCCAATGGGGCGTAATCATTTCTATGACCTGTTTAAGTATAGTGAACTTGCAGAAGATAAAGACTATAAGGCATGGCACTTTACATCCTACAATAATGAAACCCTAGACCCAACAGAGATAGAAGCAGCTAAGAAGTCTATGTCTAGCTATGCGTTTAGACAAGAGTTCCTGGCCTCCTTTGAGAGTATGGGGTCTGAGATATTTAAAGAGAGTTGGATTAAATATGGTGAACCTCCTAAACAGGGAGACTATTATATCACTATAGACCTTGCAGGCTTTGAAGAAGTAAACAAGAAGCGATCAAAGAATACTAAACTTGACCAGTCTGCTATTGCTATTACTAAAGTAGGAGCTGATGGTGACTGGCACATAGAGAACATAATCAAAGGAAGATGGGAGTTAGGAGAGACTGCTGAAAAGATATTCCAAGCAGTGCGCGACTATCAGCCATTAGCCGTAGGCTTAGAGAAGGGTATTAGCAGACAAGCAGTAATGTCTCCTCTAAGCGATTTAATGCGTATGAACAATATGTACTTCAATGTACAAGAACTAACGCATGGTAATAAAAAGAAATCAGATCGTATTATATGGTCTTTACAAGGACGCTTTGAGAATGGGCGTATTACGTTAGGGAAAGGAGAGTGGGTAGCAGAGTTCCTTGACCAGCTCTTTCAGTTCCCTAGCTCCTTAGTCCATGATGACTTAGTAGATGCTGTGTCCTATGTCGATCAGCTTGCTAAAGTTCCCTATGGCTTAGAAGCATTCTTAAGTACCGATTACACTCCCTTAGACCCTATTTCAGGATACTAATAATGTCAGATTATAATCTCAAAGAGAAGTTTGAACTAGAAGAATCCCTTGAGAGTTGGGTAATGGAGAAGATTGACTCTTGGCGCGATCATTACGATAACAATTATCGAGAGAAGCATGACGAATACTATCGCATCTGGCGTGGTGTGTGGTCTGCTGAAGATAGAACCAGAGCATCAGAGCGTTCACGTCTTATATCACCTGCTACCCAACAAGCGGTAGAGTCCTCTGTATCTGAACTTGAAGAAGCTACCTTTGGTCGTGGTATCTGGTTTGACATTACAGATGACATATCTGACCCTGAGAAGCAGGATGTAGAATTCCTACGCAATAAACTATATGAAGACTTTAAGAAGACTAAGATACGTAAGTCTATAGCCGAAGCACTCCTTGTAGCGGGCGTATACGGCACTGGGATAGCCGAAGTAATCCTAGAAGATATTAAAGAGATGTCACCTGCTACTCAGCCTATTATGGATGGACAGCTTACGGCAGTTGGTGTAAACATCAAAGACCGTACAGTGGTTAAGCTGCGCTCTATCTTACCACAGAACTTCCTGATTGATCCTGCTGCGTGTACTGTCGAAGAAGCTCTTGGCTGTGCTATTGATGAACACGTAACACCTCACCTTATTGAAGAACTACAAGAGAAAGGAATCTATAAGAAGATTGCCATTAGAGATGCTGATACTAACTCTGACCTTGACCAAGACATTACTATCTTATCTCCTGAGACTAACAAGACTCGTAGAACTACCTACTACGGTAAAGTACCTAGAGTCCTGCTTGAGAAAGCAAACAGAGAAGAAGGCGATGAAGTAGTATCTCTTACTGGAGAAGAAGAACCAAAGAGTCTATATGTTGAGGCTATCATAGTCTTAGCCAACGGTGGTGATCTCCTTAAAGCTGAAGAGAACCCGTACATGATGCAAGACCGCCCTATTGTAGCGTTCCCTTGGGACATAGTACCGGGCAGGTTCTGGGGTCGTGGCATATGTGAAAAAGGATACAACTCACAGAAAGCCTTAGATGCTGAACTACGAGCGCGACAAGACGCTCTAGCATTGACAGTACATCCTATGATCGGCATTGACAGTACCCGTATACCTAGGGGTATGGATATGTCCGTGCGCCCCGGAAAGACTATACTAACCATTGGACGGCCTTCTGAAGTCCTAGAGCCTATCCGCTTAGGTGGTGTAGATCAGATTACCTTTGCGCAGGCTGAGTCCTTACAGCGTATGCTCCAGATGGCTACAGGGGCTATAGACTCTGCTGGTATCCCCGGCAGCATCAATGGCGAGGCTACAGCCGCAGGTATCTCTATGAGTCTTGGTGCTATCATCAAGCGACATAAGCGTACCCTGATTAACTTCCAAGAGTCTTTCATTATTCCGTTTATAGAGAAAGCTGCTTGGCGGTATATGCAGTTTGATCCTGAGAACTACCCAGTAAAGGACTACAAGTTCTCTACCTCTAGCTCTCTAGGTATTATTGCTAGGGAGTATGAAGTTACACAACTTGTACAACTCTTACAGACTATGCCTGCTGACTCTCCTCTGTACCCTATCCTTATCCAGTCCATCATTGACAATATGTCCCTGTCGAACAGAGAGGAGCTTAAAGCAGCTTTGAAACAGGCTCAAGCACCTTCTCCAGAGGCTCAACAGATGCAACAGGCTGTACAAGAGTCTCAGATGGCCTTCCAGAAAGCTCAGACAGACGCTTTGACAGGCCAAGCTGCTGAGTCTATGGCTAGAGCGCAGAAGTATGCTGCTGAGATACAGATGATGCCTGAAGAACTACAGCTTGCTAAGTTGGAATCTGTCACTAAGAACCTACCAGCAGGCAACAAAGACGACAAGGACTTCGAGAAACGGCTACAAGTGGCTGATGTCCTCCTAAGAGAACGAGAAGTATCTGTAAAAGAACGTAACTAAGAGGAATATATGCTTACTCCAACTGAGATAACTAAACTGCTAGACCAAGTTAACAGTGCTTTCACTGAAGACCGCGAGCGTTTAAAGGCTTTAGAAGCAAAGGTTGCTGATTTAATCGTTTCTTTGCCTGCCAAAGCCCCTAAAATAGGACAGAAGAATGTGGAATGAACAAGAGTTGCACATAATAATGTCAGTTATTGCTTATTCAGAGGGTAAGTGGACTCCAGAGCAGGTAGCTGAGATGTTTAAGTACCTGAAAACTAACTTAACTACTCCTACTAATGCCACAATTACCTCTATTCACTCTATAGCTACAACTAATCATTGACACTTTGTTTAATTTGTGGTATAATATAAAGGTATTAAAATGACTAAAGAGTTAGAAGAGTATTATAACTCTCTCTTTGAAGTATTTAGCACCAAAGGCTGGAAGTATCTAATAGAAGACTGGGAAAAAGCAATATCCCACTTAGATCAAGTATCTACTGTTAGAGACTCCAGAGATTTAGACTATAGACAAGGCTCTTTAGCCGTTCTAACTAGTCTTATTTCCCTAAAATCTACCTCTGAATCTGCTCATAAACAGATACAGGAAGAAGGGGAATACCCATGATATTTGACTTCCAATGTGCTTTTCCGCACCGTTTTGAGGCCAATGTTAGCTCTTCTATACACTCTTTACCCTGTAAAGTCTGTTCAGAACCTGCTAGACGCCTAATATCTGCTCCCGCTGTACACCTTGATCCTACCACTGGGGCTTTCCCAGGAGCTGCTCTTAGATGGGCTAGGGAACATGAGCGTAAAGCTATAGTTAAAGAAGACTAATCTCTAAAGAATCCTCAACCGAGGTACAATAAAGGACAACTACTTGCCGGTAGCCCCTTTACTTCTCCACAATGCTAAGTCACGGAGTTAATAATGGCAGAACTAATTGATGAGCGTTCGCTCGATGATTTAAAAGCAGCTAGTCTAGAAGACCTTGTAGTAGACCCGCCACAAGCGGAGACTCCACCACCAGATGAGCTTCCAGAGAAATACAGAGGCAAGCAACTTACAGATATTGTACGGATGCACCAAGAAGCTGAGAAAGCCCTTGGTCGTCAGAGTTCTGAAGTAGGCGAGCTTCGTAAAGTTGTTGATGAATTCATCCATACGCAGACACAACTTGTCACAAAGAATAAAGCACCTGTCGAAGAGGTAGACTATTATACTGACCCTCAAAGCGCAATCAATAAGACTATTGAAGCGCACCCACTCGTAGCTGAACTACGTAGGAATACTGCTAACAGTCGTCAATCAGCAGCACAAGCTGAGATTGTTCGTAGACACCCCGATGTAGAAACAGTGCTTGGTGATCCTAAGTTTATCGAGTGGATTACAGCCTCACCTGTACGTAAGTCCCTACTAGCGAAAGCACACAGTGACTTAGATGTAGATTCTGCTGACGAGTTGTTTGCTCTATACAAAGAGCGCAAGAACTTACTTAGTCAAGCAGTGTCTTCAGAGCAAACAGCCCGTAAGGAAACATCACGTAGGGCTGCTACAGGTGGTTCAGCAGTAGCTGGAGAGGACATGGGATCAGGTAAGAGACTCCGAAGGGCAGACATTATTAACCTTATGCGAGATGACCCTGAACGATATGCTACGTTAGCCCCTGAGATCAGGAAAGCGTATGCAGAAAACAGAGTCTTCTAAATCCTTATCACTTTAATGGAGATTTAAATGGCTACTTCAACCTACCCCACAATGACTGGCGCAGTCGGTCTTACCGAAGCTAACAGTTTTATCCCTGAGCTTTGGTCTGATGAGATCCGAGCTGCCTATCAAAAGAACCTCGTATTGGCTAACCTAGTCAAACGACTTACCATGAAAGGCAAGAAAGGGGATACAATAAATATTCCAGCACCTACTCGCGGAGCTGCTTCTAGCAAGTCTGAGAATACTGCTGTAACCCTGCAAGCAAACACTGAGAGTTCAGTTGTTGTTTCAATCAACAAGCACTATGAATACTCACGTTTGATTGAAGATATTGCCCAAGTACAGGCATTGGATAGCTTGCGTCAGTTCTATACCCAAGATGCTGGTTATGCTTTGGCTAAACAGATTGATTCTGATCTCTTTCAGCTTGGTAAAACACTTGGAGATGGTACTTCATCTTTTGTTCACTCTGCTTCTTTCTATTCAGATGCTACTACTGGCCTAACGCTATACGCAGTAGACCAAGTAATAACAACTGACCTTTTGACTGATGCTGCTTTCCGTAAGCTGATTCAGAAAATGGATGATGCTGACGTGCCTATGGATGGTCGCGTGTTCGTTATTCCTCCTAGTGTTCGTAATACCATTATGGGTATTGACCGCTATGTATCTTCTGACTTTGTAAATGGTCAGGGCGTACAGAATGGCAAACTAGGTCAACTGTATGGTATTGATATTTATGTTACCAGCAACTGCCCTGAAGTAGAATCTGCTGCTGATAACACAGCAGGTGATCGCTTGGTAGGCGCACTGCTGATCCACAAAGATACCTTTATCTTGGCAGAGCAAATGGCTGTTCGTAGCCAGAAACAGTACAAACAGGAATACTTGGCTGATCTGTACACTGCTGATACCTTATACGGTGTCAAAACGTACCGACCAGATGCAGGGTTTGTATTGGTAGTAAACGAGTAATAGTAAACACTCTACTGCGTTCTTATGAGCGCAGTAGTTTTACTAAAAAGCCTAGGATATACTTGGGCTTTTCAGTAAGATGCCTTATAATACTCCTACTAAGAGGTTCTTACTTTGTCAGACTATACTAAGACTACCAGCTTTACACCCAAGGATGCTCTTAGTCCTGGCTCTCCCGCAAAGCGCATTAAAGGCTCTGAGTTTGATACAGAGTTTGATGCTCTTGCTATCGCTATAGCTACAAAGGCTAACAGCACCTCTCCTACACTTGTAACTCCTATTCTTGGCACTCCTGTAAGTGTAACGCTTACTAATGCCACAGGATTGCCTATTAGTACAGGTGTTACTGGCTTAGGCAGTGGTATTGCCACATTCTTAGCTACTCCCTCCTCAGCAAACCTTGCAGCTGCTCTTACTGATGAGACTGGCACAGGTGCTAACGTATTTGCTATCTCTCCTAGTTTCACTACTCCCTTACTTGGCACACCTGCTTCTGGTGTAGCTACAAATATAACTGGTCTGCCTTTAAGCACTGGCGTTATAGGCAATCTTCCAGTAACTAATCTTAACTCAGGCACTTCTGCTACTGCGTCTACCTTTTGGCGTGGTGATGGCACTTGGGCTACTGCGGGTACAGGTTCAGTCACTAGTGTAGCAGCTACAGTTCCTAGCATCTTTAGTATAGCAGGTAGTCCAATTACATCCTCTGGCACTCTAGCCATGACGTACTCTGGCACAGCTTTACCAGTAGCTAATGGTGGTACAGGGATAACAGCCTTTGGTACAGGTGTAGCTACAGCGTTAGGCGTTAACGTAGGCTCTGCTGGCTCTCCTGTAGTGAATGCAGGTGTCTTAGGAACTCCATCGTCAGGTACATTAACTAACGCTACAGGACTCCCAATTAGCTCTGGCGTAAGTGGCCTTGCCTCTGGTATTGCTACCTTCTTAACAACGCCCACAAGTGCTAACCTAGCAGCTACATTGACGGATGAGACAGGTACTGGGGCAGCAGTATTTGCTACTAGTCCTACATTAGTTACTCCTTTGCTAGGAACGCCTACTTCTGGTGTAGCTACAAACCTTACAGGGTTACCCTTGACCACAGGTGTCACTGGGACGCTTCCAGTCGCTAATGGCGGTACTGGGCAAACCTCTAACTTTACCCAATACGGTGTTGTGTACGCTCCTACTACGACTACATTAGGTAATACAGGTGCAGGCACAACTACTACAGTTCTTCATGGCAATGTAGGTGGTGCGCCAAGTTACAGTGCGGTGTCTTTGACTGCGGATGTATCAGGTACGCTTCCAGTCGCTAATGGCGGTACGGGTATTACCTCTCTAGGTACAGGTGTAGCTACATTCCTAGGCACACCAAATAGTGCAAACCTGTTAGCAGCCGTAACAGATGATACAGGTACTGGGTCATTAGTATTCAACACTTCTCCAACATTAGTCACTCCTTTGCTTGGTACTCCTACTTCAGGCAACCTGTCCAACACAACAGCAGACGGCACAAATCTAGTTGGCTTTAAGAGTGTACCAGCAGTCGGGACTAAGACAGCCAGCTACACACTAGCAGTGGGCGATGTCGGTAAATACGTCCAGCTCGGCGCAAGCGGTGCGATAGTTATCCCAGACGCAACCTTTGCCGAGGGTAACGCTATTACCTTGTTTAACAACACAGCGTCTACATCAACGATTACTTGCAGCATCACGACAGCCTATATCGCAGGGACTTTCACTGACAAAGCTACGATGACGCTTGCTGCTGCGGGTGTGGCGACTATCCTGTTTATATCTGGAACAACCTGTGTCGTTGCGGGGAACGTGACCTAATGGCAAATAATCAGCAGCTATTATTGGGCGAGGGTGCTGGAAGCGCTCCGGCGGTGTATATCGAGGATGTGTTCTCAACTTATCTGTATACGGGAACAGGTGCGGCACTGACGATCACAAACAATATTGATCTGTCTACCAAGGGTGGTTTGACTTGGATTAAAGGTAGGTCAGGCACTACGGGGCATCGTTTAACTGACACGGCAAGAGGTGTTACAAAATCACTTGCATCAGATTCAACTGCGGCAGAAGCAACTGAAACCACAGGATTAACTGCGTTTGGTACAACAGGATTTACGATTGGTGCTGATGCTGATTACAACACCAGCGCAGCCACCTATGTCTCATGGACATTCCGCAAGCAGCCGAAGTTCTTTGATGTTGTGACGTATACGGGGAATGGTTCTTCACAAAACATTGCACACAATCTTGGTTCAGTGCCGGGCTGTATCATTATTAAACGTACAGATACCACATCAAATTGGGGTGTTGTTGCGAGAACAACAGGGACAACTTATGCCTACTTTACAGGCAGTTCTAATGGTCTAAATGTAACAGCCGCTGCCGGGGGCACTTTAGACTTTTCAACAGCAATTACAGCGACGTATTTTGAGCCATCTTATTTACAAGACACCGGTGGTGATCTCAATACAAACGGAGGCACATACGTTGCCTACCTATTCGCCCATAACGCAGGCGGCTTCGGTCTGACTGGTACGGACAATGTGATTTCGTGTGGGTCGTTTACGACTGATGGTAGTGGCAAAGCTACGGTAAACCTTGGGTATGAGCCGCAGTGGTTGTTACTGAAAAACACTAATGGAACCAATGCAGATTGGGTTCTGATGGATACCATGAGGGGATGGACGGCAAACACATCCAGTAGTGAAGCAAGTTTGTATCCAAATCTATCAGCCGCAGAAACAATTCAGTCATTTGGAAGTCCTACTGCCACTGGTTTCAATGCTAGTGGTTGGTATGCCACTCAAACAATCATCTACATAGCCATCCGTCGCAGCCCGATGAAAGTGCCTACGGTGGGGACGAGTGTGTTTAGTCCTGTGGCGAGAACAGGAACGGGCGCAACTGCACAAATTACTGGTATTGGATTTACGCCCGATTTTATTATTGGCAAACCAAGAACAGGGTATAGCGTAGGAACTGCCGAATTTGACCGCCTCAAAGGAACGACTACCTATTTAGCCCCGTCATGGACTGACGCTGAAACTTCTGACAGCACAATGGTTACGTCATTTAACATGGATGGAGTTTCACTTGGTGCGGACACAACTGAGAGATACTTTAACGGCTCCGCTGGAACATACGCCAATTGGCTATTCTGCCGAGCCCCCGGCTTCTTTGATGAGGTTTGTTATACGGGTGGTGGATACGGGACAGTAAGTACATTTTCACATAATCTCACTGTTGCGCCTGAATTTATGATTGTCAAACAACGAGGGCCTTCAAATCAGAGCTGGCAGTGCTACCACTCTGGATTGGGGGCTACTAAATTTATTTTATTAAACAGTGACGGTATCGGTGGTACAAGTGCGCTGTACTGGAATAATACAGCACCAACATCTGCTGTATTTACAGTAACAGGTGGTACAAACATAGATGCATCCGCTAATACCTACGTCAACTACCTATTTGCCACCTGCGCTGGTGTCAGCAAAGTCGGCTCATACACAGGCAACGGCTCAAGCCAAACCATAGCGTGTGGCTTTACTGCTGGCTCAAGGTTCGTTCTTATCAAGCGCACTGACTCAACTGGCGATTGGTACGTCTGGGATTCAGCTAGGGGCATCATTGCAGGTAACGACCCGCACCTAAGCCTTAACACCACAGCAGACGAAGTCACCACAGACGACAGCGTGGACACCGACAACAGCGGTTTCATCGTGAATCAGGACTCAGCTACAAACGTGAACGTGACTTCAGCAACCTACATCTTCCTTGCAATAGCTTGAGGTAATCATGCAGATCAGAATCAGAGCAACAGGTCAGGTACTCTTAGAACACGAGTGGATTAAGTGGGTAGCGACTACTTACGCAAAGTCTATTAGCGCAATGACCGCAGACATATACGACCGCTTCGACTCTGACCCAGTGTTCGAGGGCGCACAAGCAACGGGCGGCACTGTGTATCAATACTCACAGCGTGAAGGCATTGAGCAGCAGTCAGACGGCAAGTGGTACACCAAGTACATTCTTGGGCCAGTGTTCACTGATGGCGAGACTACAGCCGCAGAACAAGAGGCAGCCTACAAAGCGCAGAAAGATACTGAGCAAGCTAAGAGTGTTAGGGCAAGCAGAGATGCACAACTTGCGGAATGTGACTGGGTAGCAATTAGAGCATTCGAGACGGATAGTTCTGTAGCAACAGAGTGGGCTACCTACCGTCAGGCTTTGCGAGATATACCTACTCAAAATGGATTTCCGTTAACAGTTATATACCCTGATAAACCGGAGTAAACAGATGAAAGATTCACGATTAACTAACGCAGGTGTCTCAGGCTTTAATCAGCCAAAGCGTACACCTAGCCACCCAACTAAGTCTCATGTAGTAGTGGCTAAGTCAGGAGATGAGATTAAGACTATTAGGTTTGGTCAGCAAGGCGTGAGTGGTTCACCCAAGAGGGGAGGCGAGTCAGCAGCAGATAAGGCTAGGCGAGCATCATTTAAAGCTCGTCATGCAGAGAACATAGACAAAGGTAAGATGTCAGCAGCATACTGGGCAAACAAGGTAAAATGGTGAGGATGTAATATGATAGGTTTATACGCAAACATTGCAGCAAAGAAGAAACGCATTAAAGAAGGCTCTGGCGAGACAATGCGTAAAGTTGGAGCAAAAGGCGCACCAACCGCATCCGCATTTAAGGACGCAGCTAAAACCGCAAAGAAAGTTACAGTAAAAGGTAAAAAATAATGGCTACAGGTGTTAAACATTACTTTAAAGATGGTACTGAACATAAGGGTGCTACCCATAAGGATTCTAAAGGGAATCTGATGTCAGGTAAGACTCATAATGCCAGTAGCAAATATCTAGTTCATAAACCTAAAGCAACCACTAAAAAGAGGTAACCTATGAATAAGACTAAATCAAAGACTAAACCAAAGGCTAAACCAGTTAAGACTCCTAAAAAGAGTAAACCAAGTTACACATCGTACTAAGTTAGTTAATAAGGAACAGATATGGATTATCAAGAAGCATTCAATTTAGCACTGGGATCAGCCGCATTCTTAGGAGGCTTCTTAGTCAATAAGATATGGGCAGCTATTGAACGGTTAGACAATGACGTCAGGGATCTCCCTAAAGTCTATGTTGCTAAAGAAGACTATAAATCAGATATTCATGACATTAAGGCAATGTTGCGGCAGATATTTGATAAGCTAGAGTTGAAGGCTGATAAATAATGGCTCTTGATCCAGCTAACGCTGCCGCTTGCAAGCTGTATAGAGAGCGCCACCCAGAAAGAGTAGCGGCTGCCAGAAGCAAGAGATGCAAGACCGAGACACAAAAAACCAAAGTCAAGGAATGGCGCTTGCGGAATCCTGATCGTATAAAAGCAATCAAGCAAGCGCATTATGCACGCAATAAAACCGCCTACAGGAACGCTAACCTAATACGTAAGTATGGAATTAATCTAGAAAGATTTAATCAAATGCTTGCTGAACAAAAAGGGGTGTGTGCGATTTGCCTTAAGCCAAGCGCTAGGGCATACCATGTAGATCACGACCATAAAACAGGGAATGTACGGGGCATATTGTGCCACCAGTGTAATACCTCTCTCGGTTGGTTTGAGGCCAATAGGATAGGTGCTAATCAGTATTTAGAGAATTATTCATGAGCTTCGATCCTGTCACTGCTGGTATAGGTTTACTTGATAACTTTATTGATAAGTTTGTAGCTGATAAAGATTTAGCCGCTAAGTTAGGGGCGCAGGCTAGATCAGCAGAGTTCCAAGGTGAGTTACAGTTAGTAGTTGGTCAGCTAGAGATCAATAGAGAAGAAGCTGCTAGCGGTAATATGTTTGTAGCAGGTTGGCGACCCTTTGTAGGCTGGGTGTGTGGTATGGCTTTAGCGTATAACTACATTGGTAAGCCCTTCCTAGAGTTTGGCTTACTTGTATACGGTATGAACCACCCTTTACTTGTTCTTCCACCGCTTCCACAACTAGATTCAGGTGAGCTAATGACTGTACTTATGGGTATGTTGGGCTTGGGCGGACTCAGAACCTTTGAGAAGGTAAGAGAAGTGTCAAGAGAGACTATGCCAACTAAAGGAAAGAAATAAGATGGCTGGAATAGAAGATACTTTAGCGTGGTACTTATCGCAACCAACACAAGCATCAGTTGCTGCTGAAGTAGGCGCAGGTGCTGCGGGTGCTGCTGGAGGACTCTTTAGTTCTCTAGGCTCTCTGGCGGGTGCTGCTGTAATACCTACCTTTCTTAACTTTGTGTCTAATCAAATAGCACAGGGAGAGGTTGATAGACAGAACTCTCAGATGGCTAATGTTGCCTTACAGAATGAGGGTTTAGCGGCTGGCGTACCTTTAGAGGCATGGGATGTAACTAACTACGAAGATGTAGCTAATACGCCTGCTCCAGAGAAGAGGTATGACGGTACTTGGTCATGGAATGGACAGGTGTATGGTACACCCTTAGCCACCCCTGTTACGCCTCCCAGTGCTACCGCTGTAGCTGGAACACCTGATCCTACTAGTGACTCTTGGTTAGGGCAGGTAGCTGACTTCTTTACTGGTGGTAATCAGGCTCTTGTATTTAACCCCGCTGCTGGTACAGTTGGCTACTCGACTACGTACCCTAACTCATCTACCCCTACAGGTTCTTATGTCCCTGTTGGCCCGACTGTTGGTGGCGTTCAACCGGGTATGACTACTGGTAGTAATGTTCTCGATATGTTAATTCTTGCTGGTGCGCAGGCGGGGGGTATAGGTAGTCCTAACGTAGCAACTCCTACGGCAGGCGATATTATTGGGGGAGCTGCTAAGGATGTATTAGGAGGGAATGTACTAGGTACTATTCAAGCAGGTGCTAGTGGCCTTGCCCCTATAACTGTAGTAAAGACAAAAGAGGAACAAGCAGCAGAAGCAAAAGCACTAGAGGAAGAGGCTAAGACTAAAGTAATTATAGATTGGCTAGGTAAGTACCCTAATGCCTCTGATGAGTTCATAAGAGCAACTATGGACGATAACGGTATTACACCAGCAGACATGGCTAAGGCTACTGGTACGCCTATAGCAACTATTCAAAGCAGATATGATGCAGCTTTACCAAGTACGTTAGCACCTCCTTCTGATTTAACAGGAAAAGATGTAGCAGCTCAAATAGCTCTTGATACCGCTATTGCTACTCAAGTTCCTACTGTAACTACTCCTGTAGTAACTGCTCCTGTAGTAACTGCTCCTGTAGTAACTGCTCCTGTTGTAACTGCTCCTGTTGTAACTGCTCCTACTTCAAGTACACCTATTACAAGTAAAACGATTACAACTACACCTAAAGTAAGCACACCCATTGTAACTACAGGACTTCTAGATACTCCTCCTGCGGTAGTTCCAGTTGCTCCAGTTGTTCCTGCGCCTCCAGCGGTAGTTCCTCCAGTTGTCAATGTAGACATTAATAACAATGGAGTTATAGATGCAGAAGAACCTCCTATACCCCCAGTAATACCTGCTACACCGCCAGTAATACCTACTCCGCCTCCTCCGCCCCCTCCTCCGAGTAGTGGTGGTGGCTTGTTCTCGTCACCTACAAGGACTAGCGACTTACTGTTTGGCGACCCGTACAAGTATCAGAGAGATAAATTCACACTTCTAGACAACCTCTTAAGTTACGGTAGGTACTAACTAATGACATTTATAAACATTATTAATAGAGTGCTTGTTAGATTAAGAGAGCTTTCAGCAACAACTCCTACAGATAATGACTATGTTACCCTTATAGGTTATCTGGTTAACGATGCTAAGAAGACTGTAGAAGAAGCATGGGACTGGACTGCTCTAAAGACTACCTACACTGTCTCTGCTGTTGTCTCAGATAACACCTATACCCTTACGGGCTTTGGTACTAACTTTAAGTTATTAGATGTGTATAACTCTACTCAACTAAGCCGTATGGATTTGATTAGTCAAAATGAGATGAATGATAAGATCAATCTCAATACAGCAGCAACAGGCGCACCAAGCTGTTTTAGCTATAATGGCGCAGACGCTAGCGGAGATCAGAAGATCATTATATACCCTACTCCTAATGGTTCTTATACGCTTAAGTTTGATGCTGTTGTACGTGAAGCAGAACTTAGTGCAGCTACAGACATAACTTTACTCCCTATACAGCCTATTATTATGGTAGCGTGGGCAATGGCTACCAGAGAAAGAGGAGAGACTGGCGGTATGGCTGCACAGGAGCTATTCGGGCTTGCTGATAGGTACTTAGGTGACGCTATTGCTCTAGATGCTACACGCTATCAAGCAGACCTTACTTGGAGAGTTATTTAATGGCTCAAGAGCTTCAGAGTGTCTCTATTGCTGCTCCTGGCTTCTTTGGGATGAACACCCAAGATAGTCCTGTAGAGAGTCCTCCTAGGTTTGCTTCTATTGCCCTTAACTGTGTCATTGACCAGTATGGGCGTGTGGGAGCGCGTAAGGGCTACTCTTATATTACTACTAACGCTGCTGCTATCTCTGGCGGTAATGGGCTTACCACAATCTATGAGTACATAAAGAAGTCTGATGGGACTAAGGTAGTATTCTCTACTGGGAATAATAAACTACTAACAGGCACTACTACTCTTGTTGATGCAACACCAGCATCTTACACAATTACAGCAGAGAACTGGAAGATAGTAGAGGTTAATGAGAAGGTCTACTTCTTTCAACGTGGCTATCAGCCTTGTGTCTATAGTGAAGGTACAGGAACTATTGAGAAGATGTCACTAGTAGCAGGGAGCGCGGGCACTCCACCACAGGCTAATGAGGCACTGGGAGCTTTTGGAAGAGTCTGGGCAGCAGACTTTACTACTGATAAGCACACCGTTTATTGGTCTGATCTCCTACAAGGACATAAGTGGACTGGCGGCAGCTCAGGCTCTATAAATATTAATGAAGTATGGCCTCGCGGTTCTGATGAGATAGTAGCACTAGCACAACACAATAACTTCCTTGTTATTATAGGTCGTAGGTCTACTTTAATCTACGGAGGTGCTGATGACCCTAGCACGATGGCACTTACAGACATTATAGATAACGTAGGCTGTATCGCTAGAGACTCTGTACAGAACACAGGCGCAGACATCCTATGGCTTAGTGAACATGGCGTACAGAGTCTTGGTCGCTTAGTACAAGAGAAGTCAGCAATACTAAAAGATATATCTCGTAATGTTCGTAATGATATTACTAATTATATTACTTTAGAGACAGGTATAATCAAGTCAGTCTACTCTACTGTAGAAGCCTTCTACTTAGTAACCTTTCCGTATAGTGGTATTACCTACTGCTTTGACATGAGAGGAATGCTGGAGGATGGCTCTGCAAGAACTACTATATGGAATAAGATAGAGCCTCAGTGCTTTCATGTTAATAAGGCAGGCGGTCTCTATATGGGACACGCTAATGGCATTACTCTATTTGATGAATATAACGATGGCACAGCTACTTACTCAATGGAATACTTCTCTAATCCAATGTCCTTTGGGAATGCTACAAACCTAAAGTTCTTAAAGAAGATAGCCATGACCATCATTGGTGGAGCAGGTGCAATAACTAACTTACAGTGGGCGTACGACTACTTGTACAACTATCGTAGCAGTGCATACACGTTATCTAGTGGTTCTATAAGTGAGTATAACGTAGCTGAGTTTAATGTAGGAGAATATTCTACTGGTGTTGTTATCACAAGACCTTCTATTAACGCTTCTGGTAGTGGCTTTGTAGCTACAATTGGGATCACTTCTGAGATTGACGGAGCTGCTTTGTCTATTCAACAAATTGATGTTCTAGCCCTAATGGGGAGATTAGTATGAGTATTTGGGATCAAATAAGCGGTGTTACAAGCATGGCTGGATCGGCTGCTCTAGCTAATCAGGGTATTCAAGAGGCTAGGGCGGCAGGGACTGCTCAACAGACAGCCTTATCTGATCTAGCTAATAAGTATCAAAGCGATATTCAGTTTAAGCCGTATACAGTAACAGGAGCTACTGGGTCTAGCACCTTTGCTCCAGGAGGCGGCTCAAGTACGCTATCTCCTCAACTACAAGCATTGATGAATCAACTTCTTCAATCTAGTGGCGGTATGTTCAGTGGAGCTGCACAGCCTATCGACCAGAGAGCTATGGATGTAACTGCTCAGTTGGAGGCTGCAAGTGCACCTTCTAGACAACGAGAGTACTTAGGCATGGAGCAGAGGCTCTTTAATCAAGGCAGAGGCGGCTTACAGACTGCTCAGTACGGGGGCGCACCTGAACAGTTTGCCTTTGCTAAAGCCTTAGAAGAGCAGAGAGCGCAGAATGCCCTTATGGGTCGTACACAGGCAATGAATGAGCAGACTCAACAGCTTAACATTGGTCAAGGACTCTTTAATAATGCCTTTGTACCACAACAACAGATGAATCAGCAGACACAAGTAAACACTCCTTTTGCTGAATTGATCTCTAGAGCGCAGTCACAAGGTGCTGTAACTGGCGGTGAACTGGCTGGACAAGGCACACAGGCTAAGATTGCTAGTGA